AAAAAAAGCCACCGCGAGGGTGGCTGTGTCAGAGAAAATCAGGGGGATGGCAGAGGCAGGACAATGTCCTGATACCGATAGGTAACGGCCAGACTGAACCGCACCCAGTTACCTGTCTGGTCTTTATCGGGCGGATCGTAAGACTTCCCGTCATAATAGAGGCCTTCGGGGGCAGCACCGTCCGGGACGCGGAACGCGACTGACAGAGCCTTGCGGCGTTCGAGTGCAGGCAAGGCCCCATAACCGCGTGGCACGAACAGGTGCAGCCAGATCTGGCCGGTTTCTTCGTCAACGATTTCACCGACGCCGAGGCGATCACCGTCCGCGCTGGCGACTTCGAACAGAACCCAGGGGTGCTTCTGATCATCATCGGCTTGCGCCATCGCATCGAGCACCGGAATTCCAAAAGGAGCCATCGCCGCAGAAGCGCGCTGGAACCCGTCCATCCAGACGACGGGAGACGTCATGTTCCACCTGCTGCAAAGAGTTTCCAGCCGCAGATCTGATCGCCGTCATAAACGGCTGTCGCATCTGTCAGCGTGTAGGTGCGGCCGCCATCCACGAGACGGTCATCCTTGCGAGGACGGCCGTATCCAGCGGCTTGCAGCTCATCATTCAGGGTTTCCGCCACGAAGGGCATGACTGATACGCCCGCTTCCAGCGCGGCCGTAGCAGGCGGCGCGGAATAGGCGAGCAGGCTCACTGGCACAGGGGCAGGAAAACTGCCATTATTTGCACGGGACAGCGCCATCATGCGGCCTTTACGTCGGATCTGACGTCGCCTGCGTTCTGTCTGATAGCCCATCAGGCACACCCTGCGCTGCGGAAACGTTGCACCAGCCCCGCCGCTTCCGGTGTCAGTCCTCCTAAAGAGGGATCCGGAACAGCCCAGCTTGTGGAGCCCACGCCCTGTTCATTTTCTGATTTCAAAGTCGGATCACGGCCCTGAGCATAGTAGGAGGCTGCTGCGACGCGCCGCACGGCCAGGCAAATGGCGCCCGGAAAATTTCCAGGCTGCACGGTTCCGTCATCCAGAGTGACGGGCGGGTTATAACCCGCCTCATAGGTCACGATATACCGGCCTGCCGGCCAGAAAGGCTGTGTAACATCAGGCCGATAAAGCTCGCCGCAGTCGTCATCGATGACCAGATCGTTGATGGTATCTTGCTCAAGCGCTGTTCCGTTTCGTGTGACGGCAATCACGTTGTGAACGGGATAGACGCCGAGAAGCAGAGACAGCGTGCGAGGGAAGGGACGCACAAAGATTTGGTCCTGCCAGGTCTGGGACAAAAGTGGCCGGCCGATAAATGTCAGCACGGCCTCAGTTGCATCCAGAAGGTATCTTTCGAGGTCTGTATCAGACTGGACATCCGTGATGCCCAAATCTGATTTCAGATCCGCCAGAGAGGCCAAAGGCACCAGGGCAGGAGCTGACCCGAGGGCAATGCTTCTCATCGATCAGTCTCCTGCTTGAGGTTAGCCGCCGCCGTTCGCTGGCGCTGCGCCTGTCTGGAGCGCCTTGATGGCCGTACCGGCACCAGGCATACCACCGCCGAAGCGCGCATATCCGAAGAAGGCGGTCTGGAGAGCGTCGGCATAGCGCTCATTCAGGCGCACGACCGACAGGCCTTTTACGTTTCGGAACTTGTAGTTCTTGAAGTTGCCGAACAGCATGGCCTTATTCCCGGCCGCAATGTCAGGCATGCTCTGGTTGATGTTCAAAGGCGAGCCCGCGAACATATCCGGTGCGCCTGCAGCAATGGATGGCGACCAGAGTGGGCGGCCTTCATTGTCCTTCAGCTTGCGCAAAGCCTTGAACGTCATATCGTTCAACATGAACGAAGCGCCCTGACGATAGGCTGGATCCACACTGTGCTGCAGGTCGAGAATGTCATCATAACCGATGGCGACTTCAGCCGTCGTCGCGCCTACGCCCGCAGCTGTACAGACACCCTGCGGCATATTCGTGCCGGTACCTACAGTCAGATCATCCGCCAGGGTACGGCCAAAGCGCGTCGCCAGAGCCATGCGCAGGAAGGCGTCTAGATCAAGAAAGGAATCCTGCATCAGCGTCCAGGGCACCAGGACGGCATCCGTAGCGTACAGATAGGCTAGGACACTGGAGATTCCGAATTTCAGGTCACTGGTGCCAATTTGCGTATTCTCGCCAATGATCTTGGCACGGGCGGCCGTGTCATCATTGGTCGGCCAGGGAAGCGGCGCACCAGTTGCCGTGGGGATTTCGTCGAACAGATCCAGTGCTGTGAAGTATCCCTTCAGAGCGACCAGGAGCTGATCAGCAAAGAGGGGAGGCACGAGATAGCCGCCAGCCTGGCCTGACTGGGTGCTTTGTGCGGCCCGGAACTTAGTGCCGAGATGTGCCTGGTTAAGAGCGAAGACACGGTCATCTCCGGCAAGGTTGTCCATGCCACCACGTAGCCATGCGCCGAAGACACGGACTTCCTGCGTTTCACGATCGCGCTGTTCGTCTGCGCCTCGGCCTTCACCTTCGCCACGGGCCGCAATCTGCACAGCCAGTTCCGCTTCAGCAGCCTCAGCTGTCTCGATGCGATCAATTCGGGCCTTCAGTTCGTCTGCCTCGGCCATCATGGCGTCGAACTGGGCATTCTGTTCGGCGGTGACAGTTTCGCCGTTGATCAGAGCGCGGGCGTCAGAAATCAGCTTTGCACGCTTGGCGCGCAATTCCTTGGAACGCATGGGATTTCCTGTTTTGGAATGAAAGGGGAACCGCCACGCTCTAGGGGTGGCGTTCCGTATAGGTCATGCCCTGATCCCGCCTCACTTCGAGGGCGGAAAGAGCATGGTCAGAGGGCGTTTTCAGCTTCGGCCAGGCGAGCCATACGCTGGCGTGATGCGATGGCCATCTCGGCCGCCAGTGCGAGGACATCCTTGTCAGGTGTCAGATCGATCTTGGCTGAAGGCGAGATAGTGCGGTCATCATTCACGATGACATCGGCCAGACCTGCATCCTTGGCCTCTTCGGCCGTAAACCAGGTCTCGGCATCCATCAGTGCGGAGATATCCTCCAAACTCTGGCCTGTTTTGCCGGAATAGAGGGAAGCCATCTGGCCATCGATCTTGGCCATCACGGCCGCCGTGGCCGTCATGTCAGCTTTGTTGCCGACGACAAGACCCCAGGCATTGTGAATCATCATGAAAGCATTGGGTGCGATCATGACCGTATCGCCCGCCAAAGCAATATAGGAGGCTGCCGAGGCTGCCAGACCGTCGATGATGACATTGACCGTGCCATCATGCTGCTTGAGCGAGGCATAGATGGCTAGACCATCGAACACGTCACCGCCTGGGCTGTTGATGCGCAGGTTGATCGGTCCGGGACCGACTTGTGCGAGCTGGTTGGCAAAATCTTTTGCTGTCACCCCCCAGAAGCCGATCTCGTCATAGAGCAGGATCTCGGCCGGTTGCCCGTCTGCACGGGGGCGACTGGTCAGGGTCTGGGGAAGCCCTGCCTGCGTAAAGGCCAGGAGAGCGCGGTTTGAGAACCGGCCAGCCTGGGCATTGTAGCGTTTCATTCCTGTTGCCTTGGTGAAGGTTGAGGAACAGGCGGGGCATTATCCGGCCCCTTCGCTGCCTGTGCCGTCAACGGCACGTTGGTGCTGTTGATCAGTGGTGTGTCGCCGCCCTTGACGGGGGGGCGGTTCTTTTTCCGGCGCGCCTCATTGATGGTGCTGACACCGCTGGAGATCTCGCTTTGCATGACCGTGGCTGTCTTGGCCGGATCCATGGACAGCAGGCCGTCCCGGTCAAATTCTGCGAACAGACGGGTGCCCGAGAACAGCTTGTAATTCAGCTCGCTTTCGATCCGCCGCAAATCGGCGTCCAACGAAAAGATCAGATACGCCAGCGTGTTCTCAGACAGGCCTGTGCCCCAGGACGTGGTCTTGTCAGTCTCGTTCAGGAGATGGAGCGGGACGCCAAAGAAGCGGGAAATATCTGCTACCTGGTAACGTCTGGCTTCGATCGTCTGGAGATCCTGCGGTGACAACTGGAAGGGCGTGTATTTCGACCCTTCATCTGCGATGACCGTTTTACCCCAGTTAGCTACGCCGGAGTGAGCCTGTTCCAGCTGGCGCCTGAGCCGATTAAAGCCCGGATCCGACATCTTGTTTGGCACCTGCATGACGCCGCTTGGCATCGAGGCGTTCTGGTGGACACGGCCTGTGCGCTCTTCCATCGAACGCGCCAGGCCGACCGAGCCACGAGCAAACGACTGAATCCGGGACAGGCCCTTGATTCCGTCAAAGCCCGGTCCGGGAATGTGCAGCACGTCTTCCTGGTGCAGCACTTCGCTGTTGCCGTCGTCGTCTGTGCAAACATAGAAATTGATGCCACGCTTGCCTGGCAATCGGACCACTTGAACCTGCCAGGGCATATAGGCGTCAAAGCCGATGACGCGGCCTGCCCCATCGTAGCGGATGGCACTGTAATGATTGCCCCAGAGCAGCATGTTCACGCCCCAGAGTTCCCGCCAGGAGAAAGCTGTGAGCGCTCGTCCTGGAAAAGGTGCCGTCTGCAGCAGTGGCATCAGCCGATGGTTTGGCAGTTCTTCGCGCTGACCGTCCGCAGACAGGCGATAGATCTTGAGCGGCAGACCCGCGATAACGCCCGCTTCCAAAGTCACGCATCGATACACAGCCGAGCAGGCCATGGCCGTACGTTCACTGACGGGTGGCATCCAGTCATCGCTTGTACCCGGAAGTCCCAGAAATTCGCCCCAGTTGCTGATCTCAGAAAGCGGCGTGCTGGGATTTTCGAGGCTCTGGGCCATCACGGGCGGCAAGACACGCTCGATACGTTCCGAGCGAGGACGTTGAGAGTTGCCGAAAATGGAGTTCAGGAATCCCATAGGTCCTCACGGTCAAAAATGCTTTTGGATCCGGGTGGCTCCGGGTTTTTGGACATGCAGGCTACGGCATCGAACGTGGCCATCAGGGGATCGATCTTCTTTCCGCCTGCCAGCTGCTTTGTGATTTCGATATTGTTGCCGCGTGCCTGGGCTTTGGCATTGCCGACGGCCCAGGCCATGATAGGACGGCCTCCATGATGGAAAGACCCGTCCGCCAGCTTGCGCTCTAGGGTCTTGATCGGCCCAGTGAGCTTCCAGCCCTGACTGACACCGACGATCTGGCTTTCCTCAATCCCGCGACGGCGAAGCTCAAAGACGATTTCCGCGACCCCAGCTGGATCAAGCCCGATCAGGGCAAGTTTGCCCGATTGGTTGAGGTCCTCTGCGATGTCGCCCAACTCAATGATGTCATCCTGCATGAGAGTGACCAGAACGAGATCCCCTTGTTTCTCAAAGTCGAGATATCGGGGGGCTTCTTCTTTGCGAGTTTTGAGAACATCGCAGAAGACCCAGCTGCGTTGCCAATGCAGCCACTCTTCTGTCTCCTCATCACAGCCCAGAACGACCATGGACAGGAAATCATCTAGGCCACCGCCGTCAATGCCGACGACGAGGACACGAGATCGCCTGACAAGCTCTTTTAGCGTGAGGTCCGGATCGCCGCATTTTTCCCAGTATTTCGCACCGGCCCAGGCTTTTTCTCGCAGGGACAATCCAACTTGGACGTTGAGGTGCTTGGCCATCCAGACCCGTAGCGGGCCTTCACCGGCTTCCTTCTGCTGGTCAAACTGACTGAGGAGAAAGTCTTCACTGACTGACAGTCCGTAGTTCGGATTGGTGATGTACCAATTGTCTGGATCTTTGTGTTTCTCAGCCTCGATAAGAGAGGCGGGAAACTCGTAGATAACCGGAAAGAATTTCTTGTTTTCCAGCTTTCCATCCCGGACAGACCGGGCATACTCCAGCTTGGATTTAAAGACGCCGGCGGGCTCTTCTTCCGACTGAGTGGACAGGTAGATCACGAAGCCTTCAGGCCGCGAGGACATGCCCCCCATGGCCTCCATGATCATGTTTTCGCCTGTCGGTTTCTTCCCAAATTCCCACAGTTCGTCGATCAGGATCCCGGTGGCCTTCTTACCCACGACTGCTTGCCCATCAGCGGCCACGACCTTGAGCGTGGCACCAGTCTGCCGATGGGTGATAACGCGGTTGTACTGCTGGACATGAAAGATCGCAGCAAGTTCAGGATCGTTCAGGACCATGTCGCGAGCTGGTTTAAACGCGTTGTCGGCTGCTTCCTTAGTTGGTGCCAGGATCAAAAATTCAGCGGAACGCCGCCAATTTAGGACTAGCTGGGTCAGCATGACACCAGCTGCAATGGTGGACTTGGTGTTCTTCTTGCTGACCAGCAGGAAGAATTCGTTGATGTGTCGGACGCCTGTATCCGGATCGTAGGATCCAAAGAAGGATGCCGCAAAATCCTTCAGCCAAGGACGGCAGGACTCCCCAATCGTCGGCTCGCCCATCACGTCGACGAGCTTCAGGGCATTGAAAACGTCCATGCCCTGCTTGGCAGCGGCAGGGAAAAGAGGTGCGCAGGGGATCAGGCTTTCGCGGGCAACAATCCGCTGTTCCCAATCAGGGCAGGCCGTTGACCAGGTGAGGCTCGCAACGGCGGCTGTAATAGCCGCGACCTGTTTGACCGCTTTTTTTATGCCCGATCGTTTTGGGACAGCTTTTCGGACCCGAGAGGTTGTTTTGACCGTCCCGTCATTTGCCATTGTTCACCACGAGCTTGGGCTGGCTCATTGGAGCGAACCGACCTGAAGACGCGTTTTCCGCCGCCTCTTTCTGCTGCTCTTTCTTCCCTCTTTTGGCGCCAGCCTTTCCGCCCAGAAGCGCGACAGTCTGTGCAATCGTCTTGAGGGAATTGGTGCGCAGTGGGTGGCTAATGGCTTTCATCATCGCGTCCCGACGGCGCGGACTTTCATCGTTCGCGGTCTCGATTTCAATCGCTTCTGAGATTTCACCGTGGTGCGCTGTGATGTCTTCCAGCTCATCAGTCATACGCTCGGCAAGACTTAAAAGGCGGCCTTCCAGGTCGTCAGGAATGGCTTCAGCAACGACAGGGGAAGGGCGTTTGTGCGCAACTGGACGTTGCTGCGCAGTGGTGCGCACTTTTGGGGTAGAAGTGCGCACCTTTTGCGCGCCCGTTTTCTCCCATCCTTCAGACGCGATGCGCTTGCGCAGGGTGCTTTCAGCAATCCCGAATTGCTTGGCAATCTGGCGGTTTGACAGGCTTCCCGCGCAATAAGCGTCGGCAATTTCCGCCCAGTCTGTTGGCGGTTTCTTCGACATTCTGGACCGTCCTGCGCAGGATGGTGCGCACCTCATTTCGTAATTTCAGGAAAAATTTTCACGCGTGGGACTGGCGCGGTTACGCCCCCTGGGCCGGCCTGAAGATCCGACCCACCCCCTCAATCCGTACCATTTCGGTATGGTTTGACGTGTTGAGATGAAAAAACGGCAGTTTTCCGCCATTTTCACCAGTTTTTTGCCGTTCGCCTTGCTCTGGCCTGCGCCGTCTTGGCCGTGTGGCACGAACCACAGAGCAGCTGGACGTTCTTTGGGTCCAGCTTCGCGCCGCCGTCCTTCAGTTCAACGATATGATCCCCGAAGATCCGGCAGCCGGTGCGGCCGCAGCGCTCGCAGACGCGTCCACGCTGTTTGAGGATGGTGGCCATCAGGCCGCGCCATTCCTTCGACACGTAGAACGCATCCGCAGTCTTGGGAGGAACGCGAGCAATGCTGGTGTCCAGCACTGCTAACCCGCTGTTGATGCAACGTAGCAGCGCCATGACACTCTCCCATGTGGTCTAGTTAGAGATCAAAACTTCACCGCGCTTGCCAGCTGCGTTGGGATTGATCGAGTAGTTCACGTCGACGCTTTCAATCCGGAACCGGCTGAATGTCTCCCGGACCTCAGGGCGATCATTCAAAGATAAGATGAAGCGGCCTTTGATCGATGCCAGAACATCAGCCATCTGCATGAACTGATCGCGGCTGAAAGCAGCTGCATAGTCGTTCTCGTTCCCCCAGTAGGGTGGATCCAGATAGAACAGCGTTTCAGGTCGATCATAACGCGTGATGACATCCGCCCAGGGCAGACACTCGATGACAACGCTTGAGAGGCGCGCATGCACATCTTCAAGGATCGGTCCAAGAGTTGCGACGTCAAAGCGGGCAGGGCGTCCAACTGAGACGCCAAATGCCTGAACCTTGGTCTTCCCGCCGAAGGCCATGCGCTGGAGATACAGAAACCGAACAGCACGCTCCAGATCAGTCAAACTGGTCGCTTCAGCACGCCGGAGTCGTTCAAACTCGTCTCGGCTTGTCACCTGCCAGCGGAGCATGTCCATGAGTGGCACGTAATGCCGCTGGAGGATCCGGAAGAGATTAGCAACATCACGGTTCAGATCGTTGATGACTTCAGCCTTCGACCTGAACGGACGCCGCAGAAAAACGCCCCCCATGCCAACAAAAGGCTCGACGTAGGTGGTGTGTGGAACGCTCTTGATGCGCTCGCTGATGGTCTTTGCCAGACCACGTTTTCCACCCAGATAAGGCGCAACAGGACGCACTGGTGCGACAGGGATAAGACCCTGATTCGACTCCCTCATTCATTTACTCGATAAAAAGCCCCGCCACTGCAGTGGTCGGTGGGGCAGCTTCGCTGTGGGTGTTAGTCGCACCCGGATCAGCTGTGTACGCAGCTTATCCCCCACCACAGGATTGCGTCCAATCACATGGCAGGAAGCTGGTCAGGCCTTGGCAATATCCAAAGGAACCTGGATGAAGGCGGCGTCCGGAGAGGCACGCTCATGAAAACGGATGTAGCTGCGAGAGGCATTCACCTTCACCGCGTCGGTGATGGCCTGCATGGCACGCTTCCATTCCTCATCGTCGATTGAAAGCCTACGCAGCCCAAGGATCTTGGACACGTTCAGCTTGCCTTCCTTGCCGACATCAAAGGCATCGGTGACGACAGCGCGGATGTTGGCGTTTCCGCCTTCTGTCCAGCGCGTCAGGCAGCTGTCCACCAGTTCCTTGGCGATCTGGAGTTCAGGGCCGAAGGTAATGGTGTCACTGATAGCGATGGTCACGCGCTCACAGCCATCATAGGTCGCCAGCGTCAGATTGCCCTTCGCGCCACCTTTCTTGGCTCCATACTGTTCAGCCAGCAGGTCCAGAAAAGCCCGGATATCGCTGTCCGCATCCTCACGAAACTGGCGCATTCCGTCCCGAATAGAGCGGGCACGCTCGAAAAGCTTCTTGACCAGTTCGTCCTGCAGAAGGTCTTCCGGCTTCACGTTCGCACGCGGGACAAGGCGTCCTGCGGAATCTGTCATGTAGTCGTCAGGATTGTGGCTCATGCCTGTTCTCGCTTGCGCTTGGCTTCAATCTCACGGGCACGGCGCGCCTCGGCAGCCGCCCAGAGCTTCATTCCAGGCATTCGGGCGTATTGTGCCGTGCGTTCGTAACGCTCGGCGGCGCGTGTCCAGAAATTCACGTTCTCGGCTCTGATTTCATCAGGCGTCTCAGGGCGTCGTCGATATCGGGTGCTCATAGCGCTCTCCAATAATGGCCGACGCCGTGTTTTCGTGAGGCGTCAGTCTTTCAGGTAATTGCCGCCGCCATCGCCCTCTCGGACGTGGGCGTATCGTGTTGTGGTCTTCAGGTCGGAATGTCCCAAAGTCTGCTGGACGACGTGCGCTGGCGCGCCATTGTCCAGGGCGTGTGAGGCGTGGGCGTGCCGGAACCAGTGCGCAGAGGCATCAGGCAATCCGGCACGCTTCGCCGCCCGCTTCACGAGGCGATGTGCCGCTCTCAAGTGAAGCGGGCTCCCATCGTGGCCGGGGACAACAGGCGTATCGGGACGCCAGTCGTCTGCTCTCACAGCCACGATCTCTTTCCACAGCTTTGCGGGGACAAGCACATGGCGTGTCTTGTTTCCCTTACCGAACACGGAGGCCACGCCTCCCTGTTGACGCCGTGTCATGTCTCGCCATTTGAGGGCGCACATCTCTGAGATGCGCAGCCCCATGAAATACAGAACGCGGAGCGCGACCCGCTTTCGTGGGCAGGGCTCCTGCTCGATGATGCGCTTTACATCCTCTTCTGTGAGGATCCGCTCGCTGAGACGATCGCGCCCGCGCTCCAGGCGAAGCGCTGCGCCAACGTCCACATCCAGAAAACCAACGCGGACCCCGAAGGCCAGAGCCGATTTGACGGACGCCAACTTTCGACGGCGCGTGGCGTCTGATCCTGCGAGGCCATCAAACCAGCCTTGCAGGTCATCTAGGACAACATCCGCAAGCGGCTTGCCTGCCCACTGACGGAACGCGCCCACATCCGCACGATAGGCGCGGGACGTGTTCGCGGACCGGTTGTGGAGCCACATATTCACGAGGCGATCGTCATCAGAGATACGGGGCTTTTTCGCGTCCGTCGCTGGCGCCATTGGCCCAACTCTCCGACAAGGTATTGAATTATAAAGGTTTCCGATCCTGCGGAGACCCTGAAAAACCGTCAGATAACAGGTATTATCGGACGGGTTCTGAACCCTTTGAGGCGGTTATCTGACACCATGGTTCGACTGAGGCGTCAGATAATTCCGCGTTATCTTGACGACTAAAGCACTTTACCTTTTGATTGAAGAAATGAAGAGGCAACTATCAGATAACCAGGGGTCAAGTGTTTCGAACCTCTCCAGATCACTGTAAGTCAAAAAATAATTGGAATAAGAGGAAGAATATCTCATTTACATTTATTTTTGCTTCAATGCAAGAAGATTTGAAACGTAACTTTCAACAAGACAAAATCCTTTTGCTGGAGCTTGATAATCTCTTTTTAATCCGTACAATTTTTATACGCACTCAATTATCATATATGGAAATCTAAGGTGGAATTTGAGGATTTTATAAACTTTGTAAAAAATAATACCTTAAAGGGGAAGAATGAAAATGATGAAGCAATACTCGAATCAAACATTAGAAAAATTAATGATTCAATTAATTTATATAAAAATCAAATAGAAGAAATAGAAAATAACATAATACTTTCAAAAGATAGTTATGTTGAATTATCAGAAATTAATCGTGAAAATGAAAAAAGAAGATTAGAAAAAATAATAGAAGAATCAAGATATGAACTTGATAAATTTTATTCTCTCAGAGATAGGGTTATAAAACAGAAAAAAATAATAGGTATGATTAATTTTATTTCATTTATTCCTATTTTCTTTCTGTTTATATTTGTTATTTCCAATAGATTATTTGTAAAAATTGCTCTTAGATCTTTTTATATCGATGAATATAAAGCCTATATAATTATATATTCATTGTTATTTTTGTTTTCGATGTTTTTATATTCGAATATCTATTTGAGGTATGGATTTTTTGTTGTACGAAAATTTCGTGCAGTAAGCATTGTTGTCGGGAATAATAAATTTTATTTTCCTGACGATTTAAAGCGACGGACTCGCATCGATAGAAAATTTGATTCAGATTCATTTGATGAATGGAAAAATGTTTCATTAGAAAATGATAAAAATTCCGAATATATTGATGATATTTTAATAAAAAAAGATAGAAATATATTTGAATTTTCAAATAAATCTAAATTAGAAAAAGAATTCATATTAAATGAATATGGAGATATATTCTCAAGTAGTAGAGATAGAATTTTAAAAGAAATAAAAAGACTAACAGATAGTGGAATTTATAATTTAACAATTGGAGCTGTAACTACAATTTTGTCGGTTATTGTTTTGGGATTTGTTGTTTTTATACAAAAAGAACCAGACGATATAAATCATATTCAATATATATCTACTATAGTAATGAGATTATCAATTGCTGTATTTATAGAGGTTTTTGCTTATTTCTTTTTGAGATTATACAAGAAAAATTTAGACGAGATTCGATTTTTTCAGAATGAAATATCGAACTTGGATTATAAATGGGCAGCTTTAGCGGTATCGGCGGGAAATGATGATTTGATAAAAATATCCGTCGAAAATTTAATCTCAACAGAAAGAAATTATCTCTTGAAACCAGGAGAAACAACAATTGAGCTTGAGAGGGAAAAAATGGAAAAAAATGAAATATTGGAAATAGTCAAAGATGTTGCAAGTATTATGAAAATTAGGGATGAAAAATCATTAAAAAACAAGAAATAAATATAAAGAGCGTCGCTTCATTCGCAGTGATATTTTTTTATTGCGAACGAAGCGGATTAATTAATATATATTACAAAAATTATTGCTTCTCATAATAATCCGCCAGTTGTTCTAATAGAAGTTCAGCGGCCCCAGTTATTCCCTGGCGGTTCTTGCCGTAGTGCTCAGCAATCTTTGCAAGCGAGAGCCCGTCCAAGACTAACAGGACCAGAAGATCCGATGCGTAGCGCCCCAGCGTGCGTCTGATATTCTCACACCGCGCCACAGCCGCAGAACGGGCGATGAGCATGTCGTGGATGTCTCCACCGCCGGACCTACGGCGTTCAGGGTCTGCAGCGCCCATGATGCCGGTTTCGAAATCGCGTGCCCATCTTTGAGCGGCGTCGACGTGGTGCTGGGTGATCGTGCCGGAACGTAGCAAGCCGTAGAGACCAGCTCCACGGCGTAAGACTGCAATGGGTGGTCTGTCTTTTCCTTGCTCCAGTTCAGCCAGAGCGATGCGGTTTTTCCAAGCCCCCTGCATGGGGACGGCTTCTTCAATTGGTCGAGTTGCCTCAGCGGCAGTAGTCATTTGCATTCCACGTTCATGTGGGGTTGCGCTTCATAAATCGGCCGTCGGCATCCCGGTTCGAGCTGAGCCGAGCCAGACGGGCCTGGAGCGTGACAATCTCCAGGGCTTGATCCGCAACAGTCCGCTCCAGTGCCAGGGCAGCACGCTGCGCCTGGTCACGTTCAGTTCGGACCGTGAGGAATTCAGAATGGGTGAAAGAGGCGAGGGCGCGCCGGAGTGCCTTCATGCGGCCTGAGCCTGCGGGCGGTACCAGTCCAGATACGCGGCACGTTCAACAGGGCAGGCGGGAAGGGCATGCTTCTTGGCCAGCTCCGGCCATTCGCGCTTCACGGCTGAGTAGTCCCGCTGGAGATGAAAGGCTTCACTCCAGATCTTCTGCGCTTTGGCATAAGCCTCCAGCGCACGGTCTTCCCAGTCTTCACGAGGGGTGGGCTCTGGCACAGGGGCAGTCGAAACACCTGCCTGATGATCCGCCCAGAACCGTTCGATAGGCTTACGGAAGGCACCCATTTTATAGGCTGTGTCCCCGTTCAGAGCCATTTTCTCGGTGTGCTGCTTTACAGCTTCGACCAGAACATCAGCCGGGATGCCGTCCCGAAGGAAGCGACCGCAAATGCTCTTGGCGAAGCCGGCCTGACCGTCCGGGAGGCGTCCAATCTTGAGAACGCGAGCGACGGTCTGGGAGATCAGGGCTTCTGAAATCTCAATAGCCGGTTTCCCGGTTTCGGTTTCAGCCGGTTTCGTAGAATTAGAATCAGAAGGGGATATATCTTTCTCTACTTCTAGATCTACGGGAAACCCAGAAACCGGTTTTGAAACCGAAACCCCGGAAACCAAAACCGTTTTTGAAAACTGGTTTTGGTTTTCAGTTTCTGAGCTCGCCCCACCTTCGATAGACGACAGCAGCCGCATTTCACGCTGCTCGACAGCTTCGCGCTCGCGACGTGCATAAGCCTCTTCGGGCTTCTCACCCTTGCGTGGACGTCCACCCTTGGAGGCATTCGCCCGAGAGGTCATAGCCTTTACGCTCGCTTCCGGTGCGAACTCTCCGGCGTCCTGACGCTCCTGAAACTCCTCCAGGCGGCGTTGCTTTTCAGCGCGGGCCTGAGCGCGTTCGTCTCGGCGGATTTGACGTTCCACGAGGTGA